CCAGCCACTATACTGGAATCAGGAAAGCCACTGGAAGAATATCTGAAATCGAAGAAAGGAAGTGATCAGGATGGGATTACTGAGCAGGATGAGCAGAGCAGCAACGGCACTGTCTAAGTACTATTATCCATTTACTTGGAGGAATAAGCCAAGCATAGAATCACCCATTAATGAGGTCCATCTGAATCATATTGAGGATGGTATCAATGAGATGGATAATCGTATCCTTATCCTGGCGCAGGATAAGGCGGATGCATCAGATTTGACAAATGTGTTTGTGAATTTTGAAATGAATGATACCACAGGAGTCATGACGTTTACGAGGCTTGATGGATCTAAAGTGACACATGATTCCGCTGTTGAAAAAATAGCACTTAATTGTTATTTGGAGGGGAATAATTTTGTCCTGGAATTAGCTGATGGAACTAAGCAAAAGGTGTCTCTATCAAAATTTATTGATACATATACCTTTACGAATACTGATAGGATACAATTTACTGTTAATGGCAAGAACATAAGCGCCGATATCCCAGATGGAAAGATTACACTGGCAAAGCTTGAACCGACCATCATGTCAACTATCCGTCAATACACCCTAGATGCACAGACCGCTAAAGGAGTGGCGGAGCAGGCTGCCAGCACGGCACAAGGATGGGCAATCGGCGGAACGGGATTTGATGGAAACAACGCTAAGTATTTTGCTGATAAATCTAAAAGGTATGCAGTAGGTGGCGTAGAGGAAGGGGATACATCTGATAATGCCAAAGCGTATTGTGCCGCTGCACAGGCCGCTGCCCAACATGCCGAAAACATGACACATATATCTGAGACTTCTTTTGCCGTTAATACGGGGACAGGTCATCTCACAGTGCAAATAGGATGATGGAGGGGACATATGATAGTTGCAGATTATAAAGATAGTCCTTGTATTGTATATGGGCTTACCCGATACGATTATGGACAAATATTAGAGATCAGGGGACTAGAGATACCAAACGGAACTGAAATACATTTTTGCCAGCATGGTAAAGCGATCACCCAATATATCCAAGATATGCAGGTCCTTATTCCAGATTACCTGTTACAATATGCTGATGATATTGATGTGTATGTTTATTATGCTGATATGAACAGCGGAAAGACTGTACAAAAAATCATTCTTGTGGTTACTGATCGGGAAAAACCTGGGGACTATGTGACACCAGAGGAACCGGCATATTCGCGGTTGCTTCCGTCTGGAGGCGAAGAGGGACAAATGCTTGCCCGAGGTCCAGACGGATATGTTTGGGTGGATCTTGATGAGGGGTTAGCAACAGACGCGGAATTATTGGAGGTGTGGCGGAATATCCCTACTCCACTAAGTAACTTAGAACTGGAAGAAATTTTAAAGTAAAGGAGATAAGAGAGTGGGAAAGTCATTAGACCAAAACGGTGTTCTATATTTGTGGAATAAAATTAAGAGCATATTTGTTACAAAGGAAGCAGGCAAGGGGTTGTCAACCAACGACTATAGCACTGCCGAAAAGAACAAACTTAGCGGTGTTGCCTCCGGGGCTGAGGTAAATGTGCAAAGTGACTGGAGTGTGACAGACACAGCATCTGATGCATTTATAAAGAACAAGCCTACATCCATGCCCGCAAATGGAGGAAATGTTGCAACGGTTGGGGGACACACTGTTGCCATTGATGTACCAGCAAACGCCAAGTTTAGTGACACAACTTATAGTGATATGAAGGGAGCCTCAGCGGATACTGCGGGAGCACATGGTCTCGTTCCGCAGCCAGCTATTGGTGCTCAGACTAAGTATCTGCGCGGTGATGGGACGTGGCAATCCCCGCCCAATACTACCTATACTGTGGCCACAGCGTCAAAAGATGGCCTTATGAGCAAAGCTGATTTTACAAAGCTTTCAGCTTTTGGAGCAGCGTCTACATATGCTTTAAAATCAGATATTGCTGGGATGTACAAATATAAAGGATCAGTAGATAATGAGGCGGCCCTACCTACAACCGGACAAATAGCGGGAGATGTCTATAATATAAAAGCGGCATCAAAATATGGGGCTGCTGGTGCTAATGTAGCTTGGGATGGTACACAATGGGATAGTTTGGGTGAGATATTTAATATTGACTATATCACTAATGCTGAACTTGATTCCATTTGCGTGTAAAGGTGGTGGTCGTGTATGGCCGCAAAGAGTATTGATAAGAATGGGGTAGTCTATTTATGGGGTAAGGTAAAGACCTATGTAAATAATAACCGCTTTGACACAACATATTTACAAATAAATGCCAGTACAGGGCATTTACAGGCCCACCAGGATGCCAACCTTAAATTCACGTTGGGATCTGATGGACATCTTAAAAGTGAGGTGACTTAATGGAGGATTTAGGAAAAGTAATGGTAGTCCCCAAAGGGGCATACAATGCAAATACAACTTACGAGATTCTTGATCTTGTTACATACAATGGGAGTAGCTATGTAGCTTTGAAAAGTACCAAGGGAAATGTACCGACCAATACAGCTTATTGGCAGTTACATGGGCAGGGATATCCGGGATCTGCAGCGGGGGTACCGGCCAAAGATACACAGGGGATGGTAGTGGCCGCCGGTAGTAATTCAACTGTTCAGGCGTTGATTGATGCTGTCGCAGATAAGGTTATGACGAAATTATTTGCAAAAGCAAATATCGCACAAACGGAATCCACTGCTACAGATAAGGTCCCTTCCAGTGCGTACTTGAAATCTGTAAAAGATGACATAAATAGCAATTTGGGAAGTACAAATAATCGCGTATCCTCGCTTGAGGAAAATTTTTCCAGCGGTTATGATGGCCCCCTTGCTGGATCCACGGTAAGAACCAAAGGAACAGAAGGATGGTATGTGGAATTGTCCAATAATAACCAGTGGGCAGCCATGACACTAAACATTGGAGAGAGTATACGGTATCGCCTCCAAATTGAGAATACGGGGCAACTTACCATGTACCGGACAACTGACAACTGGGCAACCAATCAATCTAAAGTTGTTTCGGAGGGATGGTAAAATGATCATTATGTCGGCTTATTAAGTTTCCAAACCTGGTTCCAAGTGGTTCCATTGTAAAAGTCATACCAAATTCCCGTATTATTAAAGGCTATTGATGCAATCTCTCCGGATGCGTATTGCAACTGGATTGCCCGATCAGTGCGGTCAGAATAGACAGTTGTAAACCCATTAATGTTCTTAACACCATTCAGGATGACTTTGTTATTTGCCGTAGCAGCTGTATTGGAAACATCAGTCAAATTGCTATTTTGAATACGAACGAAACTTGTTAATCAGGTCCCTATTGGGGCTTATTTTATTGCCCGGCGTCCGGTATGTCCGGCTGGGCGGAAAGGAAAAATTATGAATGAAAAAATCAGATTAAAAAATGGTAAGGAGTATCCGCTTGTTATCGGTGGCACATCCTCCACACCCAGCACACTGCAACTTATTTTCCTGGCAGCGGAACCAGTGGAGGATATCGTGGCCGTTTTTGAGGACACGGCTGCCACGGAGCAGATTAAGACCATCAATGAGGATGGCAGCATCCTGGCCGTATATGATGGCTATACCGTGTTGGGCAACCCCAAGTCCATTGATGATCACTATCTTATTACCCCGGAGCAGTATGAGGAGGACGGTACCGTTACAACAGCAGCTGTATATGGCCGTGTGGCAATGCTGACACTCGAACAGCCGGGCGTAGGGGCGCAGGTGGACAAACTTAGGGCTGATGTTGATTTTGTGGCTATAATGGCCGGTATCGATTTATAAGGAGGTGAGACCATGGATGTGAAAGGATTAGCACAGAAATATTACCCGAGGCTGTGGGACATTGACCGGCTTAAGGCCCTGGTGGCGGCCGGTAAATTATCTGAGGCAGATTACAAGGAGATTACCGGTGAGACAAACACCACAGAATAAGGAAAAGCGAGGTACATGCTGTGGATAAATATGAGGTTGTAGCAATTGTTGTGGGAATGATTACGACAGCGATTGCTATTGGTGCACCTGTGATCAAACTAAACACAGCAATCACGAAACTGATTGTGAAGCTGGATGCATTAGGCGAGGATTTTTCCAGCCTTGAATTACATAACCACGAATCACACCGGCGCATTTGGGAAAAGAACGATGAGCAGGATGAGAGGCTTGCGGATCATGAAACCAGGTTGAAAGTCATTGAAAATGAAAGGGAGAAATAGTAATGAGAAAATATGATATAAAAGAATGGGCAAGAGCTGCTGGTGTTAGGGCGGTTAAAACTATGGCGCAGACTTTTGTGGCAACAGTTGGTGCAGCAACAGTTATGGGTGATGTCAATTGGCCTATGGTTGCATCCGCATCTGTCCTGGCGGGTGTATTATCACTTGCTACATCTGTGGCAGGATTACCGGAATTGGATGGTAAGACTGGTGTCTGAGAGGGGGTGGTCCATACATCTCCCGCCGCAGGGTTAAGCGGATTGTTACATGATGGACAGGCCCAGGCATCCCCTGGGCTTTATTTTGATTGGAGGAACGACATGATCATAGACAAGCAGTATTTAACGGTGAGTAATTATAACAGACCAGGAACCAGGCGCGGCAGCACAATTGCTGTGGCCTGCCATTACATAGGCAACCCCGGAACCTCGGCCCAGGCCAACCGGAATTACTTTGAGAACCTGCGGACTACCCACACCACCAAGGCCAGCGCCCATTACATCATTGGGCTTCAGGGCGAGGTGATCCAGATGATCCCGGAAGAGGAGGTAAGCTGGTGCACCAACTCTGCCAATGCGTACACGATCAGCATTGAGGCATGCCATCCAGACAGCACCGGCAAATTTAATGATGCCACCTACGCAGCCTACGTGGAGTTGTGCGCAGATATCTGCAAGCGCTGGGGCCTGGATCCACTGCATGGCGGTCTGATCAGGCACTATGACGTAACTCGGAAGGTATGCCCCAAGTGGTTTGTGAATCACCCGGATGCCTGGGAGCAGTTTAAACGGGATGTGGCGGCTAAGATGGCACCCACGTATGAGATTGGCTGGCACCATGATCTTAACGGCTGGTGGTATGCATACAGCACCACGGATTATCATAAGTCCTGCTGGCAGATCATCAATCATCATAAGTACTATTTTAATTCGGATGGATACGCCCTGACGGACTGGCACCAGATCGGGGGCAAGTGGTACTATTTTGAGCCTGAATACGGTCATCCACTGGAGTGTGCAATGTATGTGGCACCTGACGGGGAGCAGCGTATAGGGGAGTTTTAATAAGGTAGGGCGGATTGGGTGGGTATATAAAAAGACGGCGGGGATCATTCCTCGCCGTTACTCATGTCTCTTTCTCTGATTCTAATTATTTCATTGACTATCAATTTTTCTTCCCATTCGGGCAAGGCTTGTTGCTCTGTTTATGTACGTTTTCTGTATTTTTCAACTCTTTTTAATACTCTTTCCATCTCTTCGGGAGTAACTGTTTCTCCCCTTGCATACGCATAGCTTTCCATTATTGCGCTTGGTACTACTTTTTGATGGCAGATACCCCCGCAGTCTTTCACGATCCCCATCACCAGGGCCTCCTCCTTTACATAACAGTACCCGCCACACTCGCAGGTACATTTCCAGATTCTCCCGTAGCGCTTGTTCTTCCACGACCATTTTGTTTCCAATTGTCCGAAGCATAGATTTGGTTTGACATCCATTGTAAAAATCCCCTTTTTTTCTTTGATTATAGCACTGGCTGTTTGTTTCCAGTGCTGGTACTTATTTCCAAACACAAAACGATAAAAAAGTGGTATATTCGTAATTATGAAGATACTGCTGAAAAATATAAGAGAAGAGAGGAAATTATCCCTTCGGCAGATGGAAATCATGACTGGATTATCAAAGTCGGCTTTGAGTAGGATAGAGAATGGAGAGGTATCAATGACCCTCCATGAGGCCGAGATGATAGCAGAAGGGTTACATATTGGAATTGTAGATTTATTCGATTCAGCAGTGAAATTTAAAAAGTGTCCCGATATCGGGACAAAGCGAAGGGAAAAGTAAATTGGTGCGTTCTCCAATTAAAGATAACTTGAAAGGAGACGAAAACTATGGTGTACATTAGAGGAGTAATGGATATGGATACACGAAAATCCTTAATATTCTTATAGGTGTTTCTGTATAAATACAAAGGAGGAAGTAGTTATGGCATATCCAATAGATGAGGATAAGTTTGTTTCTATTTGCATGAGAGAAATAGGTGAACATGATGAAGTCGATGAGAAGGTGGCTCAGGCAGTAGCAATAACCCTCAACTGGGCCTATTACAAAAGCCTGATTGACAGTAAGCAAAGAGGATGAGTTTAGAAAAGCGGGCACCAGATATGCGGTCCCGCTTTTTATATCAATCGTAAGAAAGTCGAGTCCATAAAAAGTCCATAAATTCTATTTTTATAAATTATCTGTGATATAACAAAAACCCCGTAAGCCTTATGCTTACAGGGTTTTATTCATGCGCCAGAGAAGATTCGAACTCCCGACACTACGGTCCGTAGTTCCCATATTTTTGTTTTATAGCTTTCGTGTAGATTCACTATTTCTGAAAAAGCTAGGTTTTATGCGGGTTTTCGGTCTCCTTGTGTTTTGTAAATTTTACCCATTCACGTATTTTTTATGGACTTTTTTAAATCGTGTCCATAAATAGTCCATAAATTTTTTGATTTATTTCCCATATAGGGCCTGGGCAATCATATCGGAAGCATGATGATCTGCCTTTTGAAGGACGTGCCCATATATATCAGTCGTGGTACTGGTTTGGTTATGCCCCAGACGTGCAGCAACGGTTACAATATCTATTCCTGAGTACAACAGGATGCTGGCCTGGGAATGCCGGAACTTATGAGGGTAAACGTGCGGTAACCCTTCAGCCTTCTCAAATTTCTTGGTCCAGATGTTTAGGCTGTTAGGATCCATCACGGTACCATTTTCCTGAATGAATAAATATCCCTCCATATTGTAATCTGGGATTTCAATATATTCCCTCTCCTTTTCTTGATAAGTTTTATATTCCTGTAGCAAGGCTGCCATCTCATCTGATATGTGGATAGTGCGTGAGCGGCGTCCTTTGGGTGTATCTGCGAATAGTCCAAGATTCTTTATCCGTTGAATGTTTCTGTTTATTAGAATCTCATTCCGGTCGAAAGAGATTACTGACCAGCGGATGCCAAAAAGTTCGCCACGCCGTATTCCAGTATCAGCCAGCAGGCAGATCATAATACGATATTTAAAGGGATACCTCTCCAAAGCTTGTCTAATTTGAATGATTTCGTCAATCTCAAAAAATTCAGCTTCTTTGTGAATAACTGAGGGGGCTGTGGCAGCAGAAGCGGCATTAAAAGCAAGGTTTTCCTTTGTGCGGGCCATCTCTAATACAGAATGTAAAAAGGTGTGGTAGTGGTGGATTGTTTTAGCGGATAATCCATCTTCTCCACCAGGCGAGATGATATCAAATAACTCTGAAATATCCTTTCCAAGAGCAGCTGATAGTTTCCGGGCGGTCTCGATATTCAGATTATGTTTTTGAATTGCAAGAGTGACTGTGTTAGAACAGATTCCGGCAGCATCGGCCAGGGCCTTGTTCGTGAGTTTCTGGCGGTTACGTTCAGCAAGAAGTTTGTCATTGGCGACAGCCTTGACATCCTTACGTGATTCCGGTTTTTGGAGCTTGATGTAAAAGTCATCCAGATGTTTTGCTTTCAGCTTATCCAGCCGGATGGAACCTATCTCAGCATCTATTCTTGGCATGAGGGATTCATAGAAAGCAACAGATTTTTTCTTGTTTCCGCTTTTAAGTTCAATATAGCGCCGACAGTATTCTGATAGCGTACTGTTTTCCATCGATACTCGGCCTTCTCTACATTTGGCCTCAAACGCTCCCATTTCCTTTTCTAGGGCTTTTTTGATTGCCTTCTCAGATTTATATGTCTGAGGTACTTTCCAGCTCTCTGTGTATGGTTTAAGCTTCTTACCAGCATTGTCGCGGCCACGGAAGACCTGAATCTGATAGGAGATGATGTTTCCATCCTTGTCTTTATAGGGTACTGCGGTTGCCATTATATCATTCCTCCTTGAAAATCGGCATAAAAAATACACCCCTTGCCAGGATGCTCCAGAGATGATATAATTTGGTTGCGAAGCAAAATATATCTTCTGGAAGCAAACCCAGTAAGAGAATTATGTTAAAAGTCATTCCTGCGCCTACAGGGGTGGCTTTTTTCATTTATATGATCAAATATATCAATGAAAGATTCCGAACGCAATCCTTGTTTTTCTTGCTGTTTTTTTGACAAAATTTTTATATCTTCCAGCTTTATTCCAGCATAGTATTGTAGGATTTCGTATTTTAGGTTTTCTATCCTATATTTCACTGCTGCTTTAGGAACAAGGTATGTATCACAAGCTATATTGACAAAATCTTCTATAGCTACCTGATCAGGATGTTTTCCGACTAGATCGTATAGCATTGGTATAAACTCCCTAAATGGCATAAGAAATTCCGCTGCTCCTTCATTTGCTTGCCATTCAAGGAACGGATCCTGATTGGGTGCCGCCACTTCATTAAAACAATTGAATGTAGATCGTCCTGTATGCCGATGCAATGCTAGATGCATTGCTTCATGTCCACAATCAAAATTTTGCTCTCTGAATGTTCGTGCGCTGTTTAGTAGTATTACATCTGGATGTGGCTTTTTTCCAATTGCTGCCATACCACGCAAACCAGGTGTTCTAAAAGGTAGCGCTTCCATTTTTACACCAGTAGATTCAAATGTTTTTACAAGGTTTATTCCACATTGGAAATCTTTGAATCCCATAAAACGTTTGATCCGTATAACATTTTTGTATAGTTCAAATTTGTAATTCAGATCCAATCCTATTTCTCTCCCCTTAACCTCCTTATAGTATCAAGAGCGAGACGAATATCGTCCGGGTCGATTCCGCTGTCTTGGGCTTCCTTGGCGTAGGACAGGTATATGCCCTTCAAATCGCTATAAGGATTTTTCTTTTCTTCTGGCTCCTCTTTTCCGGTCATTAAATAGTCAAGGGACACCCCAAAATAATCAGCTACCCTTTTGCCTATCTCTGGGCTGACTAAATTTTTTTTGCTTTTCCATGTGCTGATAGTGGATTGAGATATGCCAGTCTCTTTGCAAAATTTGTATGCAGTGATATTGTATTTCTGTAAAAGTTGCTCAAATATTTCATACATTTTTATTCACCTTTCACAAAAAAGCAATACTTCGCAGAAACGTTTTAAAAAACCTTGACTGATTCTGCCGTAAGTGCTATAGTATAGACATGCTTCGGAAGAACGAATCAAAAATAAAAAACGCTTCGTATGAAAGATGCTTTATTAAATTGATATACTTCATTCGACAAATAAAGTATATCATATCTCCGAAGTAAATACAATACTAAAAGGAAAGGTGGTGTATTTTTTTGTATGAAAAATTTGAGAGATTGCTTTCTGAAAGAAATCTCACATCTTACAAAGTGTCTCTTGCTACAGGTATCGCCCAATCATCTTTATCCGATTGGAAACGAGGCGTAAGCAAACCAAAAGTTGATAAGCTTCAAATCCTTGCTGATTACTTTGGTGTTCCGCTTGATTATTTTTTGAAAGAATAAGAACGTATGTTTGCTCTGCGTGCTGTAATTGTACTCCCTTCAACATAAGATGTCAATAGGGAGGGGATGGAAAGGAGGGGTGATTTATGGTAACGATACAGGTACCAAATTATTGCACTATTACTGAGGTATGCAAGAAATTTGGTTTTACTTATTATACAGTATCATATTGGTTAGACCATAACCTGGTGAAGTGGATACCGGCTGGATCTAAAAAGCTGATCAACATGGAGGATCTTGATCTTTTTTTAAATGGAGAGAAGGGGGCAAATGCTAATGAGTAAAGCAGATATCCAGTACATGCCCCTCACGACAGACCCGGCCCGGAATAATCATGATCTAACCACAGAACTTACACAGGCCAACATCTGGCTGGCCGGAGGGCTGGATGAGGAGCGGAGGAAGCAGATGGAGTCAGAGCATTGGAGGATGGCCCTGGCGGTCATGCTGGCAGTGACGGTTACGCTTCTGGTCCTTACCTGGACCGGGTACATACCTATATGAAGGGGGTGAGCATAGTGAAGATATTAATACCCGGGAGCAAACTCAACTCACAGGAGCAGCTTGATATGGCAAAATATCTGGTCAAGGCTGGGTATGCCGTTAGTATCACCAAGGGTAAAAGCCAAAATGGTAAGGTTATTACCTATATTAATTACAACATGGTGGAGGTGCAGGATGAGCAGACACAGAAATGGGACAAACCGTGCGGCAGCAGCCCTGGGGCTTAATCCCTATGGGTGGGGAAACGGAAAGGCAAGAAAAAGGCCGAGGGAGGTGCGAACTCCGGTCGGCCAGTATGATAAAACATCACAACCTTATTATAAAGGAGAACCGGAGGAATGGCAAGCATGAGGATATCAAAAATCAAGATTAAGAACTTATTTGGGATAAAGGAGTACGAGGCCAATGGACAGAGCGTTGAACTGGATGGAAGGAATGGAGCTGGTAAGACTTCCGTGATTGACGCAATCCGGTACGGTCTCACGAACAAATCTGGCCGTGACTACATAGTAAGGGACGGAGAAACTGAGGGGGAAATCCTCATTGAGACTGACGATGGTATACGGATTAACCGTAAAGCCCGTACCGCACAGGCAGATTATAAGAGTGTGAAGAAAGACGGCTATGAGGTAGGAAGCCCGGAGACTTTTCTGCGGGACATCTTTACCCCCCTTCAGCTTTCTCCGGTTGAATTCATGGAGATGGATAGGAAACAGCAGAACGCCATCATTCTGGATATGATTGAGTACCCATGGGACATGAACAAGATACGGGAATGGTTTGGTGAGATACCTGACTGGGTTTCCTATGACCAGAACATTCTCCAGGTACTCAACGACATCCAGGCGGAAAATGGATGGTACTTCCAGCACCGGCAGGATATTAACCGGGACATAAGGAATAAGAGGGCTTTCATCGCGGATATTTCCGATACAATCCCGGCAGGATACGAGGCGGACCGCTGGGAACGCGAGAATGTTGGGGAGCTCTACCGGGAGATTGAAAAAATCCGTAAGGATAATGAGACCATAGACAAGGCAAAAAGGATGCTGGAGAACAGGAGCAACAAACTGAGGGCTTATGAAGCTGACCGGGAAATTGAGATATCTGCCATCGAGAAGGAGTTTGCACGGCGTGAGACTGGGCTCAAGGAACAGATTGCCTCACTGGAGGAACAGATACGCTCTTGCAAAAAAGAGCTGTCCGGTCTTGGGGAAAAGAAACAGGACAAGATTGATTTGGCTGAACAGACATATAAAGCCAATGTATCAAAATATGATGCAGAGCTGTCACAGTACGAAGAGTATGCCACTAAGGAGCCCGGAAGTACCACGGAGCTGATGGAAAAGGCAGAGTATGCTGAGCAGATGAAAGGCCACCTGAATGAATACCGCCGCATGGAATCCCTCCAGGGGGAGGTGTCGAAGCTGTCAGAAGAAGCAAAGTCCCTGACGGATAGGATTGAGAAGGCCAGGTCCCTTCCTGGGGAAATCCTGCAGGAGGCCAGGATACCGATTGATGGGCTTACGGTCAAGAATGGAATCCCGTTAATTCACGGGCTTCCCATCAGTAACCTGTCTGATGGAGAAAAACTGGACCTGTGCATTGATGTGGCAATACAGAAACCGAATGGTCTGCAAATCATACTGATTGACGGGGTGGAAAAGCTGTCAACCGACATGCGGAATGAACTTTACCGCAAGTGTAAGGACAAGGGGCTGCAGTTTATCGCAACACGCACAACTGATGATGCGGATTTGACTGTTGTGGAATTGTAGGAGGATGACAATGGAAGAAATAGTGGTGAATGACCAGAAGCATGAGGTGGCAACACCGTTTTCAAACTCACAGAGTTTCCAGAAATTATATGACATAGGGAAGATGTTCGCGTCTTCATCCCTTGTTCCGGCAGCATATCAAGGGAAGCCAATGGATTGTACAATTGCTGTTGACATGGCGAACAGGATGAATGTCAACCCCATGTTCGTGATGCAGAACCTGTATGTAGTGAAAGGGAAACCATCGTGGAGCGGACAGGCCTGCATGAGCATGATAAGGGCCTGCCATGAATTCAAAGACGCACGTCCTGTATACACGGGTGAACCATATACAGATACCTGGGGATGCTATATCCAGGCGGAGGACAGGAAGACAGGGGAAATCATCAACGGGACAGAGGTGACCATACAGATGGCGAAGGCTGAGGAATGGTACGGAAAGCCCGGGAGCAAATGGAAGACCATGCCTAAGCAGATGCTTGCCTATCGTGCGGCTGCCTTCTTTGCCAGGGTATATATTCCGAATGCCCTTATGGGGTGTCACGTTGAAGGGGAAGCAGATGACATGACGAAAGGGGATAAGCCTGCCATGGTTGACCCCTTCATACCACCAGAAGGAGAGGAGCGCTTTAAATGATATTGACAGCAGAGAACTATTACAGCCAGGAGGCCAACCAGGCTTACATGTCGGTCAGCCAATATAAGGAATTCTGTGGCAGCATGGGTAAAATCCCATGCGAGGCCCAGGCCCTTGCGAAATTACGTGGGGAATGGGAGATGGAGAAGACCGTGGCACTTATGGTCGGGGCGTATGTGGATGCCCACTTTGAGGGGACACTCAACCTCTTTAAGGCCCAGAATCCAGAAATCTTCACGAAACAGGGTGTGCTAAAGACGGAATACCGTCATGCGGAGGAAATCATCAACCGGATAGAACGGGATGAATATTTCATGAAGTACATGGGGGGCCAGAAGCAGGTCATCATGACCGGGGAGATAGGTGGGACGCTCTGGAAGGTCAAACTGGACAGCTTCATCCCGGATGTATGCATCGTGGACCTGAAAGTCATGAAGTCCATCCGCGATACATTCTGGGTACGTGATGTAGGATACATGGATTTTGTTCAGTACTGGGGTTATGACATCCAAGGCGCCGTGTATCAGGAGATTGTCCGCCAGAACACAGGCAAGACATTGCCGTTCTTCATTGCCGTGGCAAGTAAAGAGAAGGAGCCTGATATAGAAATCATTGGGATTGATGATGCACACCTGCAGGAAAAATTAATTGAGGTGCAGAGCAATGTTGCAAAAATCAATGCATTGAAGGCCGGTGAGTTTGAGCCTTTGCGGTGTGAGATGTGTGATTACTGTAAGCATACAAAGGTGCTCACACACCCCATCCATTATTCTGAGCTTATGACGGAGGTGTAAAGTGCCAGGGATTGTGACGGAGTATAATAACATTTGCATTTTTTGTGGTAAGCCAACAAATATAGAACATCATCTCATTTATGGGAATGGCCGCAGGAAGTTAGCGGATGAAGATGGATTGATAGTCCCTTGCTGTGCAGACTGTCATACCTTGGGTAGGAATACTGAGAAAATCCATGGGAACCCAAAGGCTGAGAAGATGTCGAAGATGATGGGGCAGCTTGCCTATGAGGCATATATTGGGAACCGTGAAAATTTTCGGAGAAGATATGGGGAGAGCTATCTATGAAATTCATTATTTCAGGAACTTATTACAAGGACAGGACATTTCCGGGTCTGAATGAGTACATAGCGGAGCTTGGGAGGAACCCACATGCAGGCGGCCGGCTTAAACGTGATTATATGATGGTTGCCAGCAATGCCATCAGGAGGGATTTGAAGCGGTATAAGGCCAATGGTCCGGTCATCCTCCATTACAGTTTCTATGAGCCAGCAAAAGGACGTAGGCGTGACGTGATGAATGTCTTTTCCTTTGCGGACAAGGTGATTGAGGATGCCCTGGTGAAATGCGGAGTTCTGAGTGATGATGACCCGTCCCATATGAAGAACACCACACACGAGTTTGAATACACATCCGGGGTGCCTCGCATTGAAGTGACGATAGAGGAGCTTTAAGGAGGGAATCATGTATGGATGGACACATCAAACTGTTTCGTAAGTTTCTGGATTGGGGATGGTATCAGGATATCAACACGAAGGTGCTGTTCATCCATATGCTCCTTAAGGCCAACTGGAAGGATGGAAAATTCATGGGCACAACGGTTCCGCGTGGTTCCTTTGTATCGTCTATCAAGAACCTTGCATATGAGACAGGGCTTACAGAACGGGAGGTTAGGACCGGAATTTCCCACCTAAAAACGACAGGCGAAGTGACAAGCAAGGCGACAAACAAATATAGCGTATTTACAATAAAAAACTATGATTTGTATCAGTCAGATGACAGGCAGGATGACACCCAGGCGACAGGCGAGCGACATTCTAACGACAAACGAACGACAACAATAGAAGAAAGAAATAAAGAAATAAAGAAAGAAGATAATATATATAGTGCATCCGATGACAGGAAACAGCAGGCATCTGCCTTGTTTGAAACCCTGTGGAAATTGTATCCATGCAAGAAGGGGAAAGGGCAAGTATCCGATACCCAGAAACAGAAGCTTCTAAAGGTTGGGAAGGATGAGCTTATGAGGTCAATTGAACGGTACAAGGATGACCTTAGGCGGGATGCGTCCTGGAGAAAACCGCAGAACGGAAGCACGTTCTTCAACAGCGGATATGTGGATTATCTGGATGCAAATTATGTAGGAGGTGGAAATGGTGGACCCGTTGCAGGAAATGGTCAACCGCATACAGGGGGAACGCAGAAGTACGATGCTGACTACCTCGAAGGAGCCGGAGAAGGATTTACCGGTTTCTGATATCTGCCCCGTATGTCATGGGAGCGGCTGGATATACTGGCGAGATAACAATGGCATTGAGTATGGCCGGAGATGTGGATGTGGATTGGTAGAGCGCCAGATTATGGAACGTAAGCTGGAGTTCGCAAACATCCCTGAGGCATTCAAGACGCTGGATATACGGTCCTTCAGGCTGGATGTATACCGCAATGAGGGCAGCAGAAAGGCGATTGCTAATACATGCGCTGCCATAAAATATTACCTGGACAACCTGGAAGGTATGCGTAAGGACGGGATGGGGCTGTACTTATATTCCGGGACTAAAGGGTCAGGCAAGACACGGATGGCCGCAAGCATAGCAAACGAGATGGTCAGTACATACAGGATGCAGGTTAAGTTTGCTGGTTCCATGCAGATTATCAACGAGATAAAGGCCACATGGGATGACAAAGACAGAAGTGAGAGCGACCTACTAAGGGCATTGTCCACGGTCCAGGTCCTGGTGATAGATGATTTTGGCACTGAGCTGCCAAAGGACTGGATTGGAGAGCGATTTTATAGCATTATTAATGGCCGATATCAGGACAAGCTGATTACCATATACACCAGTAATCTGTGCCTACAGGATTTGAGATACGATGACAGGATAACAAACAGAATTAAGGAGCGTACCTTCCAGCTGCCATTCCCAGAAGAATCGGTTAGGGACTTGATAGCGGAGCAGAACAGGAAGGCGCTTATAGACGGAATGAGAGGAAGATGATTGATATGGGGAAACCAAATGAGAGGAGTGCATTGTTTTTAGATCGGTCTTACATAGACCGAAAATTTGCGGAACTGAGAGCGGATATGATAACCGTTATGGAAGCTAAGTTCCGGGCAGTACAGAACAATCAGGAGAAAATTATTAAGCTTCTGGAAAGGGATGATGATAAGCCCAGAAAACAGGAAACCATATCGGAAGCATATACCTGGAAGATTGAGATACGCCGCAGGGTGGATAGGATGGTTAAGGACTACCCGGAACTGTATTCAGATTTCAACAATGTTCTGACCCGAATATATCGGAAAATGCGTGACGTATATGGCTTTGTATCGGAACAGGCCATTAAGGATTATAAGTACGCTACAGGGGCTGAGAAAGCCTCATGCCTGGAGGTGATATCCGAAGATGAAAAACTGCGATCATTGTTTGAGCCTATCCTCTCTAACCTGGAGGAGGACAGCCGTAAGGAGATGGAGCGGCGCCGGATGGCCCAGGAGGCGGAGATGGGAAAGACCAGACAGGAAATTATACAGCCGCTTATTGATGCCAGAGGAGATACAACAAATTTTGGATGCGCCACATACGTTGTGGTGAAGGCCAGATTAAGAAAAAATAAGGTCAATTATGAGGATTACGAGTCCGAATATAGGAAAAGGACAGGAATCAAGCGTAAGGTAACTAATGGTGAGTTGATTGACAACATCCCAGCCCTAAAACGTGAATTTGCAAAGGCTGTTGGGGAGATCCTGGCAGAGATACATAAGGGAGAAGCATCGGAATGAAAGATGATCAATGTGCAGAAAAATCTGAACGTCAAAGGATGGCAGCAATAAAAGACATGGAAAAACATCCATCGCCCATGACACAAGCATATCTACGTCCAGCCTATGATAGGACGGAAATATGCCCGGATCATTCCAGACGTCCAAGTAATCAAAATGCCCATTTAGAAAAGGAGTGAATGAAAGGTGATACAAATTGACGGACAATGGGAAAACATCCAGACATGGGAAGATTGCATAAGAATCATGTCGGACAAGATAGGGCCGGAATTTGCAGCCGAAGCGGATAAACTGTTTGGATATCGGAAAATAACGAAGGACAGCTTAAAATCAGTAATACCAGATTTCCAGGATGCAATCAATGATCTGGATAGCGCGCTGGATACCTTAAGAGAGATAAGAGATGAGATGGACTAAACACAGATTTAGAGGAGGAAGCAGAATGGGAAGACTAATTGATTCGGATGATGTAAAAAAACTGCTTATTGCAAGATATGAGGGAGAAGAGTACATAATCGAGGATATAAGAAAAATTCCAACCGCAAAAACAGAGAATAAGTGGGTTCCGGTTGAAAGGGACCTTCCTCCGTGTGGAGAGATAGTACACGTTACGGTTAGACGTGGATATGTTGAAGTTGGATATTATGATGATGTTAGAGAAGAATGGTGGAAGGTTGATGATGAAGGACTTCTTGATGTGATTGCATGGCATCCAGCACCGGATCCATATAAGGAGGCAGAGGGATGAAGGGATATAGACCAAAACTCGTTGAAGGACGGGTAAACAGCACTGGATGGCCGATAGATGGGTATGTAGTAGCGTTAACGTTATGGGATTATGACAACTACGAGATGTATCATCTGTTCAGCTGGCCGGATGAATCGGACGATGCAATGATGCGAACTATGTACCAGACAGAAGAGGAAGCCGGATTTTTGCTGGCTGATAGTTTGGAAGAGTTTGAACAGCAGTGGAAGGCTGGAGAGTGGGATGCTCAAGGATCATTCTGCATTCCGCTCGATAAAGTGGAGGTTATTAAGGTAATCTGGGAAGAGGAAAAAGAACATGATTATGGGGAGCGAGGAGGGAAAGCATGGGAAGAGCATTGAAACGGGTGCCATTAAATTTTGATTGGCCCCTTAATACAATATGGTATGGATATTATTCCAATTATTGTCATGACAGTGATTATAGCGCGGGAGGTTGCGATAACTGTAAACGGTTTGCGACCTTAAAGGGAATTGCTTTAACAAGTTATGGTTGCCCAGATTTTGAGCCGTTTCTAGGTCCACCAAAAGGAGAAGGTTTTCAGCTTTGGGAAACCACAACGGAAGGTAGCCCGGTAAGCCCAGTTTTTGAAACACTGGACGAGCTTTGTGAATGGTGTGAAAGTAACTATACAGTTTTTGCTGATATGAAAGTCAGTAAAGAACAGTGGAAAGAAATGCTGGATGCTGATTTTGTACATGCGAAAGTAGGAAATGCAGTATTCATCTAAATCGCTATTTAAGCAATTAAAGAAATAGAAAGTAAAACAGTCCTGGCCGGGTAAAGTGATCACTTTCTGAATGGTAAAATTACAGGATTTACCAGTCAATACATTAGCGCTGGTGAGCGATAATAGTAATTATTCATTTTAGGAGGTACCTATGAAAGTATGTTGGTTTAGCACCGGAGTATCGTCTTTTGTGGCGTGTTACTTGGCTAAGGATATTGATAAAATTATTTACACTCATGTCGAAAATCAACATCCTGATAGTCTGAGATTTTTGAAGGATTGCGAGGCGATTTTGGGAAGAAAGATTGAGCCTATACAATCAGATAAATACAAAGATGTGGATGATGTAATTGAAAATACCAGATGCATAAACACAGCTTTTGGAGCACCCTGCACTAAATGGTTGAAAAAACAGGTACGCAGAGACTGGGAGGCAGCGAATCCAGACCATCATACATATGTGTGGGGTTATGATGTGAATGAGATGCACAGAGCAGACGCAGTTGTTAAAGCGCTTTCTGACTACGACCATGAGTTCCCGTTGATTGAGAATGGATTGACAAAAGCAGAGTGCCACGGGATAGCCGATAAACTGGGGCTGAAACGCCCAGTAATGTATGACATGGGGTATCCAAACAACAACTGCATTGGTTGCGTAAAAGGCGGCATGGGATACTGGAATAAGATTCGGATTGATTTCCCGGAGGTATTTGAACGCCGGGCTAGGCAGGAGAGGGAGATAGGGCATAGTTGTATCGGGGGAGTATATCTGGACGAGTTAGACCCGAACCGTGGAAGGATGGACCTGGAGGTTATGGAAGACTGTACGATAGCCTGCCAATTACTTAGCCAGGGGATAGGCTGGATAAATGACTGAAAGGAAATATTGTATTAAACGATGAAAATTAGAATTTTGAGGTATTGGTATGATTAAAAACAAAGAGCTGTTGGGGATTATTGAAACAAAGAAACGGGAAAAAAGCTGCGAAAATTGTAGGCACTGCAATCTACAAGCATTCCATAGGGGGCAGTGGTATTGCAATAAGATAAGTGTTTTTGATGTTCCAGTGGAAACAAAAAAATGTTTTGAAGATTAGTATCTGGAGGATAAAGAATGATACCAGAAGACAGAAGAAAGATATATATGTAAATATTGCATATATTGTGAATGTGAGAAAGAAACAGAAGGAATGGTAATTTGTAATGTTGATATAAGAGAACAGGTGGATGTTAATCACCCAAGTTGCTACTGCTTTGATTATGATGATACTTTTAAGAGATATTAAGTTTTCCAGAGGTAGAAAATATGAAATTTATAAAAAATGGTGGTTTGTATGAAACAGATAAAAGTAATGAATGTAAAATTTCAAAAATCACAGAAGATGAAAAGATAATGACAATATCGGTTGTTGTGCCTAAGGATTTTAACGGAACTTATTGCCAAAAATGTCCGATATGGTGTGACAGTATATCTTGTTCTGTAATTGGAATTTGTCCGTTAAATGATAATCAGCAGTATTAACATTTAAACGATGAAAGGAGGACGGAGTTGCGGCCGCATAAAATCCGGGTTTCTCCTTTCAGATATGAAAATTTTAGTAGCATGTGAGGAATCGCAGTCGGTAACGAATGAGTTACGAAGGTTAGGACATGAAGCTTACAGTTGTGATATAGAATCCTGTTCTGGTGGGCATCCAGAGTGGCATTTACAGGTGGATGCCTTGGAGTTGCTGAAAATACAGTGGGATATGATTATTGCTTTTCCGCCGTGTACATATTTAAGCAATGCAGGGGCTTGCCGCTTATATCCTAGAAAGGGACAGCTTGACCAGGAACGATATAAAAAGGGGCTGGCGGCAAAAGAGTTTTTTCTGCACTTCCTGAATGCTGACTGTCCGAAGATAGCTGTGGAAAACCCAGTGTCAAGTACAGTGTTCCGCATGCCCCCACATAGCCAGGAAATTCAACCTTGGCAGTTCGGACATCGCTACACAAAAAAAACGAGGTTGTGGTTGCGGGGGCTTCCACCGTTAGTGCCAACAGATATTGTTACTCCGATAGGGCCATATGTGCCGGCCGGAACCGGTAGAAAAGACAGGAGCAAATACGGGGCAGCAAAACGCGGAGAGGATGCTAAAAATAGAGCAAAGACGTTTCCTGGGATAGCCCATGCAATGGCAGAGCAATGGGCTGGACAGAACGTAAATTAGCATTTCCGGGAGACCGGAGAAAGGAAAATATGAAACCGAAAGATGCAATAGAATTGCTAAAGGGTATGCAAAATCCATTACAGGATTATGCAGAGATGGTTGGTGCTCCAACGTGGTCTTATGGGTGTCGGTATGTATATCCAGACCCTGAAGATTATGCTATCGAAGAAGCGATTAATACCCTAGAAAAAATCCCGCAAGTTATTTCCGATTTGACGTATTATTTGGACACCAATGAAGAAAATGGAGTTGTTTATATTCCAAAGTTCGTTGTTGAGAAGATATTAGCATTACTAAACTTGGATCAGGAGAATTAGAATTTTTCGGAAGGAGACAGCAATGACGGTAAGGGAATTAATTGCGCTGTTGAAAAAAGCGCCGCCAGACGATATTGTCCTGGCAGATATAGAGCAGAAAGACAGCATAGCAGAACGTAATAAGTACCTCATCCAGCTTTTTATGATTAAAAAACGGAATCTTAAGCGCGGTACAATGGAAGGATACCTGGGAGCAATTAAGCGGCTGATTACGGTCATTAATAATAAATCATTGGACCAGGTGGATGAAACGGATATAGAGTGGTATTTGGCTCAGTATGAACGGCGCGAAGGACTATCATCGAAGTATTCCGCAGCACTGGTGCCAGGGTGGGAGAGATTGCAGAGATCACCTTAGAGCAGGTTAATCTGGAAACAGGAGACATCTGGATCCGGGGCGAGAAGGGCGGGAAATATCGGACCCTTTATCTGGATGATGATGCCAGACATTACTATAAGATGTACCTAGAAACGCGGACAGATGATAGTCCATATATGTTCACCCGTACCAGAAAACCCTATGGTAAGATGACCACATGCTCATACCGGAGCATAATGAAGGCCATAGGAAGAAGGGCCGGTCTTACCTGTAGGGTGTATCCACATAAAATGAGGAAAACCCTGGGGATGAACCTCAAAAACAAGGGTGTGGATATAGGAACCATCCAGGAGGTCCTGGGACATGCCAGCCCGGCAGTTACATCGCAGTATTATGCACAGTCAACGCCACATACCCTTAGGAGCGTCAGGGAGCGCGTGGCTGTATAGGAGGAGTTAGAAATTGAAGATTACAAAAAAGAGGTTAGATAATTATCGTAATAAACTTAGGTGGGATATTATCTGTCTGGAATTTGAACTGTCAGAGATGATAAGTACAGATGCAGGAATGGGGAATAGCACTATCCTCGATTATCGGGATGGATATCCAAAACCTCAAAGTATTGTTGGGTTTGATCGTGAAAAGTATACAAGGAAGGAGAATCTGCTCAAGAGAAAAAAAAAGGAGGCCGAAGAAATTAAGGCATGGTTGGAAGCAATAGAAGATGGGCAGACACGGACTGTATTTAAACTATGGTATATGGATCGGCTAACATGGAAGGCAATTGCAAAGAAAATTGGAATGCCGCAGAATGAGGATTTTCCTCGTAAATGTATAAGGGATGCGTATTTAAAAAAACTAGGCGTAAAATAGCGATTTTCCGTTTTTTCCGCCAATTCCGTTTTATAATATAATTAGGCCAAAAGGCAAGTGCCTACGGCCTTTCCCCCTACTAAACAAAACGCGGCTGCTGGGCATTATATCCTGGTAGCTGCGTTTTGCTTATTTTGGTGTATCCATTTTTCATTTTTCCCCGGCACCTGAAACTTAGGGTGCCCGGGACCTCCTCCATTCATTGTTGGATAAAATTACCATATGCATATATAACTCAATAAATTATAATACCATAAGAAAAGGGGGATCATCATGAAACTGACAGAGCGAGAAACACAGATATATCAATACATCCTTGATTACACACAGGAGCACATGTGTGCACCCACAATCCGGGAAATAGGAAAGGCTGTGGGGCTAAAATCCACATCATCTGTGGCAACGAATCTGATGCACCTGGAAGCTAAAGGAATGATAGAGGTGGGACAAGATTCGCCCAGAGCAATACGGCTGGTTGGGTATAGCATCGTTCCCAATTCTATGATCGAGGAGCTGAATAAACTGAGGGTAGTTATAAAGGGCATCTGAGAAATCAGGTGTCCTTTAATATATTATCAAGGAGGAATAGACATGGAAGAGAAAGCAATGAAATCATTGCTGGGAGTTAAGCCAGCGAGGATTGTGATTACTGACAGGAACCTTGACCTTACTAAGGCAATATGGGAACGCACCATGCAGGAGAAAATAACTGCTGCGGATTACCGTTTGATGGCCATATGGGCATCGGAAATAACACTGAACTGCAACATGATGTTGGCATTGGATAAAACAGTGAAGATGATGGGGGAGTAGCGTAGCATAAAGCGAGTAAAGGAGGTGAGCCTGATGGCGAAAGGAAAATTTGAATACTGGTTAACACCGGAAGGCTTGCTGAAATTGGAAGCTTGGGCGAGAGACGGTTTAATTGATGAGCAGATAGCAGAGAACGCCGGAATTACCACATCAACGTTATATGAGTGGAAAAAGAAGTATCCGGATATATCGGAGGCCTTAAAAAAGGGAAAAGAGATTGTTGACATCCAGGTTGAGAATGCACTGCTTAAGAGAGCACTTGGATATTCATACAAGGAAACCAAGACAGAGGAAACGGCCGATGGAGATAAGGTCACAGTCACGGTCAAGGAGGTTGTGCCAGATACCACAGCACAGATATTCTGGCTGAAGAACCGGAGACCGGATAGGTGGCGGGATAAGCAGGACATTGAGCACAGCGGGCAGATAGGAGGGGTGATGATAATTGATGACATCCCAAAGCCGGACACAAGTTAGGCTATCTGACCTGATAGCCCCTTCCTTCTATGGACTTCACCGGGATATTGCAGAACATCGGCATACCCATTATAAGCTGGCTGGCGGCCGTGGCTCTACTAAGTCATCGTTCATCAGTGTGGAAATCCCTCTTGGGATGATGCAGGACCCGCAGGCAAATGCCATTGCAATGCGTAAGGTCGGGCGGTTTCTGGAGGAGTCAGTATTCCAGCAGCTTATCTGGGCAATTAATGTACTTGGTGTTGCGGATGACTGGAAGATAAGATATTCCCCGTTAAGCCTGACATACATACCGTTTGGTAATAAGATAATCTTCCGTGGAGCGGATGACCCGCAGAAGATAAAATCCGTGAAGCTGGCGAATGGATATTTTAAGTATATCTGGTTCGAAGAGCGGGCGGAGTTTGACGGCGAGGAAGAGGAACGAACAATACTTCAGTCGCTGATGCGTGGCGGTTCAGAGTATTTTGTTTTCTATTCCTGGAATCCGCCTAAATCTTTGAATAACTGGGTGAACCAAGATATCCTTCAGAGTAGGGAAGATACAATCGTCCACCATAGCGATTACAGGTCAGTACCACCTGAATGGCTGGGAGAACAGTTCTTTATCGAAGCAGAATCGTTGAAGGAGACAAAGCCGAAGGCATACGAACATGAATATCTTGGAATTGCCACAGGTACAGGCGGGCAGGTATTTGATAATGTGACAGTCAGGCCCATCACAGAGGAAGAAATGGCGCGGTTCGACCGGATTTATCAGGGGTTGGATTTTGGTTTCGGCGCTGACCCGGCAGCATATGAAAAAATGCATTATGACAGGACGCGAAAGCGTCTTTTTCTGTTTGGTGAAGTGTACGGAACCCGGATGGGGAATACCAGGCTGGCTGGCAAGATTATAAAGTATAATCCGCTTAATAAAGTGGTAACAGCGGACAGCGAGGACCCCAGGGCAATTGATGCATTGAATGAATTGGGATTACGGGTAGTAGGAGCAAGGAAGGGGCCAGGCTCAGTGGACTTTGGAATGGAGTTCCTGGCAGATGAAGTCAATGAAATCATCATTGACCAGCATCGTTGCCCGAATGCCGCAAGGGAATTCACCGGGTATGAGTTGGAGCAGGATAAGAATGGGAACTTCAAAGGCAGTTATCCGGACAAGGATAACCATACCATTGATGCAGTACGGTATGCGCTGGAAGATGTAATGACAAACAGGAAGGCAAAGGTCAGGAAGAAATCCGATTACGGTTTACATTGAGGAGGTGGTTACCATATATACATACACAATGCCGCGCGATGGATGGGATGAGCTTAACCCGGATAAGCAGGCTATCCGCACCCTAATCATGAAACACCAGAAGGAAGTGCGTAGATTAAAGAAACTGAAACAATATTATGAAGGACAACACAAGATACTGGGTGAGAAGAGAAAGACAAAGCTGGTCTGTAACCATGCAAAGGATATTTCAGACACAGCCAGTTCTTATTTTATCGGAAATCCCGTAAGCTACAAAAGCCAGCAGGACATCAAACCGCTGATGGATGCATTTGAAGTTGCCGGAGCCGATGAGGCGGATGGTGATAACGGACTTGACCTGTCTATATATGGGCGGTGCTATGAATATGTGTATCCAGAAGAAGGCGATACTGACCTGACAATCAAGACGTTGGAGCCTGAAAACACATTTATGGTCTATGATGACACCATTGAGCAGAAGGAACTATTTGCGGTCTATTATTATGCGAGGAAGGATGATAGTGACAGACATCAGATGGTCTATGTTGCAACAGTGCTAACCAGGCATTATAAATATGTGCTGAATATCCGCGATATTGAGGGGCCTCAGTCCCTTCTGGAGGAACCAGAACCGCATTATTTTGACGAGGTACCCGTAATCGAATATAGGAATAATAAACTTGCGATAGGCGACTTTGAACTACAAATACCTTTGATAGATGCATACAACGCACTGATGAGCGACCGTATCACCGATAAGGAGCAGTTTATAGATTCTATCCTGGCCCTCTATGGTGCCCTGCTTGGAGATGAGGATACGAAGGATACTGATGGAAAAACCGCAGCACAACGGCTTAAGGATGATAAGCTACTGGAACTGCCTAAGGATGCAAAAGCGGAATATCTGACTCGGACATTCGATGAGACGGGAGTGGAAATATTAAAAAAAGCTGTAGAGCAGGATATACATAAATTCTCACACATTCCATGTATGACAGATGAATCCTTTGGTGGGAATGTATCTGGAGTTGCAATGGAGTTTAAGTTGCTGGGTATGGAGAACATAACCAAGATTAAGACACGATATTACAAAAAAGGGCTACGCAAGCGGATGCGTCTGTTTTCGGGATGGTTGAGTAAGAGCCGAGCGATAAATATTGATATATCCGGCATCACCCCAACATTTACCCGTGCGCTTCCTAAAAACCTTCTGGAAATCAGTCAGATTACCTCCAATCTGTGGGGAAAGATAAGCAAAAGGACTTTGCTGTCTCAGGTACCGTTTGTAGATGATGTGGATGCGGAGGTTGCTGCGGTGGAAAAGGAAGCCGAAGAGGCGTTAAAGCAGCAGCGGGCCATGTTTGGTCTTGGGAGTAATACTCCGCCAACTGGAGATGAGGATGAACCGGATGTACACAAGAAGCCGGGTGGTGTAGATGAGTAGCCTGTCATACTGGGAGCGCCGGAAGGCCCAGAGGATGTTTGATTACATGCAGTCTGCGGAGGATACGGCGGACGATATCGCAAAGCTGTATCAAAAAGCATCAGGGTACATCAGTCATGAGTTGGATAAGATATTTGAACGGTACAAGCGCAAGCATCATCTAACGGATGCGGAGGCTTACAGGCTGCTAAATGACTTAAAGGACAAGACCTCCCTGGATGAATTGAAACAGGCATTAAGGGCGCCAGGAAGGGGACAGACAGCGGCAGAGATCCTTGCAGAACTGGAAAGCCCAGCATTCCAGGCACGGCTTGAACGGCTCCAGCAACTCCAGAACCAGATTGACCTGACCATGCAGCAGATTTATAAGCAGGAGAAGGTCAGGAGCACAAGCCATTATGTAGACCTTGCCAACGAGGCATATTATAAGAGCATCTTTGATATCCAGCAACGGGTGGGGCTGGGTTTTTCTTTCGCCGTGATAGATCACAAGGCAATAGACCGGGTGATTAACAGCAAATGGTCTGGTTCCAATTACTCAGACCGTATCTGGCATAATACCAGGGCGCTTGCGCAGGACCTAAAGCAGGAGTTGCTGATCAACATGGTGACAGGTCGGACTGACAGTGAGGTGGCCGATATCATATCCAACAAGTATGCCCAGGGGGCCAGCAATGCCCGGAGATTGGTACGGACTGAATCCTGCAACTTGGCAAACCAGATGGAAATGCAGTCCTATGAGGATTGCGGCATTGAGACATATATCTATGTGGCAACCCTGGATCTTAAGACATCAACCGTATGCCGGAAATTGGATGGTAAACGGTTTAAGGTGTCTGAGCAGCAGCCCGGCTTTAATTGCCCGCCTATGCATCCATGGTGCCGGTCCACAACCATCTGTGATATCTCGGATGATGAATTGTCTCAGATGCAGCGAAGGGCCAGGAATCCAGCCACTGGTAGGGCAGAGACAGTACCCGCTAACATGACATACGAACAGTGGCATAATAAATATGTCAAGGGAAACAAAGAAGCTGAGGAAAAGGAAAAGGAACTGAAAAGGATGAAAAAGAAGTGAGATGAACGTAGGAAAAGCACTCTACAAAATGGGAAATAGTAAAATGACGATTATAGAGAATATACACGCGGGACTTTCCTGGGTGTTATTTTTATGCAACGGCTTGGGCGAATGAACAGGCTGGGGCGGAAAGGAGTAATTAATGAGAAAAGAATCACATAGCAGGGAACGAGTGCCAATGAACCTGCAACTTTTTGCAGCAAGTGGAGACGGCGCTGGGGCCGAAGGCGGCAATGGTGACGGAGCTGAAGGTGAGAACAGTGGAACATCCGGGGAAGAAAGAGGGAAGGCAGATCCCCCATCATTTGATGACATATTAAAGGATGGTCACCAAGCTGAGTTTGATCGTAGGATGCAAAAGGGCATTGAGACAGCACTTGCAAAAGCACAGGAGAAGTGGAAGGTTCTTACGGATGATAAACTATCCGAGGCTGAAAAGCTGGCAAAGATGACGAAAGAAGAGAAAGCCTTATACTTGCAACAGAAACATGAGAAAGCATTGGCAGCCCGTGAAGCGGACATAACCCGCCGGGAGCTGATGGCCGAGGCAAAGAATACGCTGGCTGAAAAGAAACTACCTGTAGGGCTTGCAGAAGTGTTGAATTACACGGATGCGGAATCATGTAATAAATCCATGGTTGCTGTAGAGAAAGCCTTCCAGGAGGCCGTACAGGCTGCTGTGGAAGAGAAGCTGAAGGGCGGTACGCCGCCGAAGAAAGCACCAACAGGTGGAGATGATGATCTTGCAAAACAGGTAGAAAACCTGATGATGGGAAGCATATAAGAAAGGATGATAGAAGACTATGGCAATTAACACATTAGCAACAGCAACACTTTTTCAGAACACTTTGGATAAGGTAGCAATCCGGGAGGCCGTTACAGGATGGATGGATGCAAATGCTGGACAGGTGATTTATAACGGAGGTGCAGAGGTAAAGATCCCGAAGATGAGCGTCCAGGGCTTGGGTGACTATGATCGGGACAATGGATACCAGCAGGGTGGAGTTACCTTGGAGTATGAAACCAGGAAGATGACCCAGGATAGGGGCCGCAAGTTCCAGATTGATCCTGTCGACATTAACGAGAACAACTTTGTGACCACAGCAGCCGCAGTCATGGGAGAATTCCAGCGGACGTTTGTGGTTCCCGAGATTGATGCATACCGTATCAGTAAGATTGCAACAGAGACAATCACGGCGAAGAAGGCTGGCATGGTGTCCTATGGTTATACACCGGGAGCCACCGGGACATCGGCCCTTCGGAAAATCAAGGAAGGGATCAAGGCAATCCGGGAACTGTACAATGGCCCGCTTGTAATCCATGCCACACCTGATATGATCATAGAATTGGAAATGGAGCTGTCTGGGAAGATTACAAGTACCACGTTTTCAAAAGGGGGAATTGAGACTGCGGTTCCTTCTGTTGATGAGGTACCGATTATCTCCACCCCGTCCAATCGTATGTATACGGCAATTACTATCTACGATGGTAAGACCTCAGGGCAGGAAAAGGGTGGCTATGTGAAAGGAACCACAGCGAAGGATATCAACTTTTTTGTCTGCCCGCGCACAACACCCATTGCAGTCACTAAGCAGGATATCATGCGTATCTTTGACCCTACCATCAACCAGAAACTGAATGCATGGCAGATGGATTACCGGAGGTTCCACGACATCTGGGTGCTGGATAATAAACTGGACAGCATCTATCTGAGTATCAAAGATGCTGCCCCATCTGAGGGATAAGGAGGTAGCTTATGAGGCTGATTAAGGATAATGTGGAGCGGGTTGCAGATGGTGAACAGGCGGACAAGCTGAAAGCCTTGGGGTTCCAGGAAATCGGAAGTACAGCCACGGAAACGGTAGGGTCGGAGGATAAATCTCCTGATAAAATGTCCGTTGCTGAATTAAAGTCCCTGGCAAAGAAAAAGGGGATAGAAGGGGCCGGATCCCTGACCAAGGCGGAATTGCTGGCGGTCCTTAAGGATGTGACCATGGATGACTGACATCGAAATACTGAAAAAACTGACAGGGGAGAGTGATGAGGTATTACTCTCTCTTTTGCTGGATGACGCCACGGCTTTTGTGCTGTCCTATACTGGACGTACAAAGATAGTAACAGGTCTGGAAAAGGCCGTACGTGACTTGGCCGTGATAGCCCTTAACCGGATGGGGACCGAGGGCGAGTCCAGCAGGAGTGGCGGAGGGGAATCATACAGCTTTGATAACGCCCCAAAGCACATTTATGACACACTGGACAGGTACAGGTTGGCACGGATAGGAGGCAGGACGTATGAGGCTAAGACGGAGCAGGCTGGGGACGTACCATCACCGGGCAGCAATACCTAAAAAGGACAGTGAGGGAAGCGCATATACGGAGTATGGACCGGCTGTATCCTTCCAGGCCGAGGAGTGGTCGGCAGGCGGAAAAGTACAGGCTGAGATGTATGGGCAGCGATTGCCTAATATCCGTAACCTTAGAATCCAAGGAACCTATCAGGAAGTACCGGGATCCGGTAAAGTAAGCTATGCAATTGCTGATGGCCCGATCATTACGGCCAATGATGGGATATGCCTGTATGTCTCTGGAGAGGCGGAGCCGGATTATAGGGTAGTTGCTATATACCCTTACCGGTTCCTGACGCTGGAGGTGGAAAAGTTATGATTCAAGGTCAAAAAGAGTTGGAAAGAAAGTTTGCAGCATTGGAGCAGGTTTGTGATCAGCAAATGGAGCGGCTTGTGGGGCAGCAGTCCAAACGCATACAAGCAGAAGCCAAGCTGTTATGTCCCGTCCGACATGGAGAATTGAGAAATAGCATCAAGTCAATGACAGAGAGCATGGATGACAGGATAATTGGGACCATTTACACCAATAAAGCCTACGCTATGTATGTTGAGATGGGTACCGGCCCCAAAGGTGCCGCAAACCATTCAGGGATATCCCCTGTCTCCAATCCAGCGTACACAATGTCTCCCTGGTGGATACATGAGAGCCAGGTGGACAAAGAAGCAGCTGAAGAATATCACTGGTTTTATTTGGATACTCCAGATGGACGGTTTTACCAGTGTACAGGCCAACCGGCGCAGCCATTTATGTATCCTGCCTTAAAGGATAATGAGGACAAGGTAGTGGAGAGGCTGGAGAATGCCCTGAAACGAGAATTAAGAAAGGCGTGTAAGTAATGATCAATGTTAAGGATGAGGTATATGCTGCGCTGCTTACGGTCACAGACAATGTGACGGACTGTTATCCTAAGGACTGGGAGAAGGACTTATCCATTCAGTATATGGAAGAGGACAACAAGGTTGTCGAGTATACAGATATGAGGGAGCAGAAGGCGTATATCAGGTATAGGATAGATATATGGCACAGAAAAAGTACAACTGCTGCAGCCGTAGCTGTAGATGCCGCAATTGAAAAGCTGGGCCTGTTGCGTACAGGAAGCCAGGATGTGGATGATCCGAGTGGTAGAAAGCACAAACAGATGAGGTATGAAATGGTGATTGATGTAGATACCAAAGAGGTCTATCACAACATGTAAGAAAGGAGAATTGGATGTTAGCTAATGGCGCAAAATTGGGATATAAGAAGTCAGGAGGCTCTACATTTACAGACCTTCCAGGGCTTAAAGAAATTCCGGAAATGGGTATTGAACCAGAGAAGGTAGAGAATACCTGTCTGACTGACAAAAATAAGCAGTATGAAAATGGTATTGGTGATGCTGGCGATATTACATACAAATTTAAGTATGATAATTCCAAAGCTGACTGCCCGTACCGTGTCATGAGGGCAGCACAGGATGCAGGAGAGGTATTGTCATTCCAGGAAACACTGATTGACGGTACCACAACAGAATTTGACGGACAGGTATCCGTAAAAAGAACTGGTGGCGGAGTAAACGGTGTGATTGAATTTAATCTTGCAATATCATTACAGAGCGATTTGACCGTGACGGACCCTACATAATAAGGAGGATAATGGAATATGGGACAATTTGGAATGGACGAAGAGAACGAGAAAAAGGTTGAAACAGTTGAAGAACTTAAAAATAGAAGAAAGGCATTTGCATATTGGACTGTTGGTGGAGAAGATTACAAACTTAAGCTTACCACCCAGCAGATTTGTAAATTGGAAGAAAAATTCCGCTGTAATCTGGTGACATTGATTATGCAGAGTGGTGGATTGCCACAGTTGGGAATCATGCTTACTGTGATTCAGGCGGCCATGACGCCCTGGAAACATGGTGTTAAATATAAGGATGTACAGGCCCTGTATGACCAGTATGCGGATGAAGGCGGCACCCAAATGGACCTCATGGTTGATGTCATCATGGAAATTATGCTGGTGAGTGGTTTTTTTACGGAGAACCAGAGGGAGAGTGTGATGGACAAGAGGGAGGATCTCAAGGACGAGATGTAACCATATCCGATCTCATTTATGATCTTTATCCTTTAGCACTAGACTGCGGGATAAGACCGGGGGAGTTCTGGGAGTATTCGCTTGGAGAGGTCCGGGACTTGATGGAGTCATACGCCCGGAAAGAACAGCGGCGAGTGAAGGAGGAAATATCCTCACGCTTCCAGCTTGCGGATCTCTTGGGAATACATATGCAGAAGCTGTTTGATGATAAAAATGAAATAACTCTGCCGCATGTGTGGGATGCATACCCGGAATTGTTTGCAGATGAGAAAAAAACGTTTGAAGAGCGGCAGAAGGCGGAGGAGTTGGAACGGGCCAGGGAATCACGCAGGGAGTATGCCGCAAGATACAATGAGATGCGCAGGCGGCGGGGGTTAAGCTGAAAATATAGCGCAGGAAGGTGGTGAGGATAACGGACGGAAGCGGAATAACACTTGAAAAGCTTAAAGTTATCATAGAAGCTTACACGAAGCCATATCAGGAGCAGATGGAAAAAGTGCAGGCCAAGACGGCACAGGTTACGGACCGGATTGCGCGGCAGACAGCCAGGATAGCAAACTCATGGAAAAAGGTTGGGGCCATATTGGCATCGGTACTGAGTATCGGTGCCATTGTTGCGTTTGGAAAGTCGTGCATTGACCTTGGTTCGGACCTTGCGGAAGTCCAAAATGTGGTGGATGTCACCTTTGGATCCATGTCCGGCAAGGTAAATGAGTTTGCACAAGATGCAGCAAAATCATTCGGCTTGTCGGAAACAATGGCCAAGAAATACATGGGTACATATGGAGCTATGGCGAAATCCTTTGGAATTACTGGAAAGGCCGGATATGACATGTCAGCGGCCATTACGGGTCTTACAGGTGACGTAGCATCATTTTACAACTTATCACAGGATGTTGCCTATTTAAAACTCAAGAGCATTTTCACGGGTGAAACAGAATCGCTCAAGGATCTCGGCGTTGTTATGACCCAGACAGCCTTAGACCAGTATGCCTTAAACAATGGCTTTGGTAAAACCACGGCGAAGATGACCGAGCAGGAAAAAGTTATGCTCCGGTATCAATTTGTTATGGCGCAGCTGTCGGATGCGTCTGGAGATTTTGCTAGGACGAGCGATTCATGGGCTAACCAGGTGCGAGTTCTTACATTGCGGTTTGAATCGTTAAAGGCTACCATCGGTCAGGGATTAATCAATGCATTTACTCCTGTTATCCAAGTAATCAATACCATTATTGCTAAACTCCAGGTGCTTGCGAGCTATTTCAAGGCATTCACAGCGGCTCTGTTTGGTGATGCTTCGGGAGGCGGAGATCCAGTAACAGATGCGGCTGATGCTATGTCTAATGCAGTTGGTTCCTCTGGCGCGGTTGCCGGGAACATGTCTGATGCAGCCAAGTCTGCAAAGGAGATGAATAAGCAGCTTGCCGGTTTTGATGAATTAAACAACCTCAGTTCCAGCCGTGGTTCCAGTGGGAGCGGCTCTGGTGGCGCAGGTGGTGATATTCCTGATTTCGGAAGTATGTCAGGAGAACTATTCGGAGATGTGACTGTAAACCCAGAGATAGAGGCCGCAGCACAGAGAATCCGTGATATCCTTAATGACCTGATGGCTGCCGCAGACCCAACAGTGGAAGCATTAAAGAGACTGTGGGATGAAGGGCTGTCACAGCTTGGCAACTTTGCCTGGACAGGTCTTAAAGACTTCTGGGACTACTTCCTTAAACCGCTTGGAAACTGGGCATTGGGAGAGGGATTCCCGCGATTTATTGACATAACCAATTCCTTCCTCACTACGATAAACTGGACGGCCATCAATGAGGCATTGCGGAACCTGTGGTCTGTCTTGGAGCCATTTGCACAGGCCGTTGGGGAGGGGCTGCTGGACTTTTACGAGGACATGGCAGCGCTGGGGGCAGATTTCATAAATGTTGTAGTGCCGGGCGGAATTGATGCCCTGGCGACAGCTATCGGAAAGATTGACCCAGAAACAGCCAGAGCGATAGGATATGGAATCGGAGCGATTGCAACGGCAATGCTGGCCTTTAAGGGACTGAACACGGCCGTAAGCGTTATCAAAAGTTTTGTGGCATTTCTAACCGGTAATAAACTGGTTACAGGTATAAAAGCGATTGCATCGGCAATAGCGGGTTCTAAACTGGTTGAGATGCTCAAACTGGTGGCTGGTGGGGCAGGTACATTAGGTGAAGCTTTTGCAGCATGTTTTCCTAAACTAGCTGCTTTTGCATCTGCAATAGGAACCGCGTTAGGGGCTATAGGTTCATTTGTGACAGGTTTATCGGCGGCAAGCGCAGCTGCAATAGCCGTAGGTGCA